AAGACCATTGTACTTTTCTATTAAGTTTTTAAGATCTTCCATCAAAGCATTCTCTGCATCGTACTTGTCAGGTTCTATCTTGGGGTCAGTTGGACTTACACCCGGCATACTTGTTACGTTGTCTGTCATTGTTTCCTCCTCACTTAACAAAAGAAATAATCAGATGATATTATCTCTGAGATGTCTAGCTCACCCAGTATAGGTTGCTTTACATCATAGTCTTTTCTTGTGGTAAGCATCATAGTTTCTATATTGTTAAAGAAGTTTTGTTTGTTGTACATCATTGCGAACTGCCACTTGGTATGATCCAGTAGTTTATCTACATCACATGCATGAGTTGAGAAGGAGTCATGTATAGCTCCAAAGTCTCCGGGGAAACTATCGATCACTTTAGCCATGTGAGCAGCATCCATTGAGTGTACAAAGTTTGGACTACAGCCAGACGCAAAAGACCTACGGCAAGGCATCATGTCACCATTCTGCGTTATCATAGGTATCTTTATGGAGTGACCTATCTGACCTAAGCCATAGATAGAACTCCTAACACAGATGTTCTTTTGTCGCCACACTTCGTATAACACAGGGAACCCTGAGGGAGTTTCCCATTTAGTGCAAGTCTCTCCTTGGTTTAGAAGATAGTCAGTTATCTTTTGGATAAACTTCATGGTCTTTAACGGACCTACACAAGTATCATTGATTGCTAGTATCAGGTTCTTTGCTAGTATTTTACAATCATCTTCTGTGATGTTGTACTTTTCGGTATAACCTTCAACCTTACAGTCATGGTACATGTTTATAGCTATCTTCTTTTGACCTGCAGAGTATGCTCTAGTCATAGACCCACGCTTTGCTATACCTTTACGTATAGCTTTCATGGGCATCTTTCTTTCGTCAAACCATTCGGGTAACCTCTCTATTAATCTTTTAGCAACTTGAACATAGAAGTCTTTCTGTATGTCGTTAGGTACAAGAGACACCAAGTCTCCTGCTTGTTTGTCCTTTGACATAGCAGCTAAGTGTTGCCAACCATTGTTAGATCCATCCACAGGTATCGGCAAATGACACATATATGTATCGTTACAGTTAAGATAATTTCGAATCTCTGTGCATGCTGCTAGGAAACTCACTGGTTTCTCTGCTTCCATCCTGAACTCTTCCCCATCTGCCAATTGGGTTATCCAAGTGAGATTGTTCAGTGTCCACAGTTCTCGATCTTTGAGAGTCATTTTGTCTACTGAGATTGTGGTTAATCCTTCGTCTTGCAGATAGATTCGATAGTCTGTTGTTAGCCATTCGGGTAAATCCTCGATGTTGTATGATTGGTTGTATGAACAAGCTGTATGTATGCATAACCATTGGTACCCCTTATCGTCTAATGGTTTACCATCTTCAAATAGGAATAGACCTTTGGCTATGTCAGACCCTTGGAAGTTAAAGAATGATTCTGTGTAGTAGATCCTACCACGATAATCACACTCTACCATTTGATAAAACTTGTTATCACTTATTGCATGTACTTTAGATAAGACAAACTTCATCTCTATTGCTTTTGATCTGGACTTCATTGAGGTATCCTCGAGATCAAGGAACTTATGTATGTTTGTTTCCAGTGCTTTAGCAATAGGTATGTTTATCTTCCATGCAGTTGATTGTAGTTTATCAAGTGCTTTCACAAAGGGCCTGTCAAGCAACTGTTGGAAATCCCTTTCCGAACTCATACGCTTTATATATGGTCGCTTGGTAAACTCATTCCTGAGTCCATTGATTGGCTTTGGCTTTACAAAGGAAGTACCCATGAGAGTGTGTTTCTCATACTCAGGGGGTAGGTCACCTATCTCAATCCAACGATCAGTCAGCTTGATTATGTAAGGTGCTCTATACCCATCGTACTCCCTCTCTATTTGTATAAAGCCTAGCTGAAGTAAAGCTTCCAAGTATAAATCCCCAACAGACAACAACTCTTGGTAGTTAGTATTGAATACACCCATATGGGATATAACACTAAGACCAATCGATGTAGATGTCACAGTCAACTTGAATGGTGCATCTGACTTACGCCTACTCTTCTGGTAGCAGAGAGAGGCTGCAGATACAGCCCTCACTGTTAAAGCAGCCATATCTACAGAGTAGGGTCTCATCAAGTTTATTAGACGAGCCCCTGTGTGCATTCTTCCTCGAGATATTGAATTGCACTTACCCTCGATGTACTTTGTTACTTCTTGTATTGCTTGGGTCATTCTGATTATCCAAAGTTATAAGAGTCAAAGTCCTGCTGACCTGTAAGTCTCCTCGTTATGGTGTCGTAGGAAGCAGAGCCAGCGTCCCCAGTTTTACCTGTGAATCGTGACTTGAGTACACGCAATCGTATTGTATTACGTTCCTCTTCGCTTTCAGCAACAAGGTTACGAGCAAAGGTTACAATATCAAAACTAATCTGTTTGATACTACCAGAGCCTTTGATGTCATCGATAGATGCCAAGTGGCCTTCCTCAAATGACTTACCCTGAGACTTACGGAGGTGACTGATAAGACCTAGCCATACGTTATGCTTCTTGACTATCTTGAGTAGGTCACTCATGACAGAGTCAATAGCTTCGTTACCTGTCTTACCATCTGCACCTTCTGATACAGCAATTGTAATGTGATCTAGTATAATGTATTCACATCCAAGTAGACACAAGTTTTCTATCTGATCAATTAGAGACGAGTCAGAGACTGCCCCATTGTGGTCTAGCAAGATTAACCTTTCATTTCCAAACACTCTTTCGAATGCTTCCCTTTCCTCCTCGGGAGTTGGATTCTCTGGTGTAAACATCTTGATGAACTTCTCAGCTGAGTCGCCAATAGATTCCTCAAGGGACACCAACCCAATGTTGTCCTCGGTGTTATCTTGCAATTCCAAAATGATCTCTTTGATCATGGTAGATTTACCTGAGCCTGTACCTGAAGTAAACAATACAATCTCACCTTTACGCATACCTTCGAGTTTATCGTTGAGTCCCTCCAGACACTTAGGGTATGGTATTGACTCGACAGCTTTACGCTCTTGGTATGCTTCCCAAATTGATTCACCTCTCACAATAGAAGCAGGTGTATACGCTTTGGCATTGAATATAGCAGATTTCAGTGCTACTGATCCATGCTTTACTAATGTATCACAAGGGTCATTCTCTTGTAGAGTTGCAACCTTTACTTTATCCCAGCCTATTATCTTTGCAGCTTCAGTCAAAGCCTTGTCACCAGCTTCATCTTTGTCAAACATTAAGATAACTTCTGAGAACCCACGAATCCACTCACGATTGTTCAAGAGTATCTTCATGTTAGATGATGAAGGTAACGAGACTACAGGGTAGATACGATTACTGGTGTCTAAGGAAGCTTGGGCGACTGCCATTGCATCCAACTCACCCTCAGTAATAACGAGGTATTTACCACCTGTAAACTTAGACTGACCAAAGAGTTCTAACTTAGGGTCTTTCATGTCACCCACAACTCGGAAGTTCTTAGGGAGTTGTCGTTTCTTATAAGCTACTACTTTACCTGCTACTGTGTAGGGATAGTAGTGTGCATCTATACTACCATTCTCTGCGTAGCTTACCTTCATGTCGAAGAACTCAGACACTCGTTTGGTTATGCTTCTTTCACGCACACCACGAGAGTCATACGTTTGTATATCAGATAGTGACTCATTATATTGCATAGTCTGAACCATTTGTTTAGTTTCTGTTTGTGTCCCTTCGACACCATTTTCATATTGATCTGCATAATTAACTTTATTGCAGTTGAAGCATTTACCTCTGCCATCACTGTACATCCCTACTGCATCAGAGGAACCACAATAGTTACAGGGCATATGTCCTACAAATCTAGCACCAGCCATCACTGCCACCTACTTTCTTTCATGCTTTTAGCTTGTTTACGTTTATTACTCGCTAGTTCCTTTGCCAACCTCCTTGTGCACTTCTTGCTCTTGTCCTTGGATAAGTAATCTTCCACTTCTGTATAACTCATCAAGTTTGCTTTTTGTTTCATCAGTTATTGCTTCCTTTGGAATAAATTTTACTGCGCCTATTTGTCTGTTAAGGTAGAGAGGTACACCCTCCCCATCCTTTTCAGTTAATACATCGAGGTACCATTGGACTTTACATTCTCCAGCCACTAGGCCACCTCTGGTTTCAAACAGTTGCACTATTTCTAGTGACACTTTATCTTTAGCTACTTCTGAGATCAGAGAGTTCAGATGCTTTGAAGAACTTGTGTATGTTCTCCAGTTAGATTCTTTATCTCTTTTCTTTTTCTTGTAGCTATGGAATTGCTTCTTACCTATATACCGAGTGCAACCACTATCATGATCTACTGATATGATATAGATGAACCCGAAATAATCATCGGGATCGAATGGCTCACCTTCGTACTTCCAATGTCCTAAATCCATTTAGTCCTCCAAGTATTTCTCACATTCAAACTTACCACTAACTTTCTCACAAAGATACTTGTTAGTCTCTACTGGTTTTACTTCTGTTTGTTTTGTAAGTATATATAGGTTAGCTGCCATACCAAAGAGAATCCCCAGTAGTATGGCAAGTGGTACGTACACAATGCTATGGCGCACCGAACACCTCCTCGAGAGTCAACGCTCGGAAGTCATCCCAGCTACGTCTCATGTACAACAGGTTGAAGCACTTCTCAAGATGTACTTTCCAATCACGAGGGTACTTCTTTCGCCATTGGTCTATTACAACATTCAATGCATCGTCTGCAGATACCCCATCGAGTATCTTCAAAGCAGTCTTTTCACCTACACCTTTGAGGCCCTTGATGTTATCAGCTGAGTCGCCTGTTAGCATCTGCTTACATAGCTTCAGGTGAGCATCATCAGGCTCGATATAGTATAGATTCTTTTTGTTGAAGTTGTAATGCCAGCCCGGAATCATATCGATGTCCTTATCTATGTGGGCAATGACAAAAGTACTTTCAAGTTCTAAGGCTTCAGTAGCCCAGATAGATACCACATCGTCAGCCTCACAGTTATGTGACTGAAAACAATCAGTATCCCAAGCGTACTGGTATAAGTCATCTAGCATAGCTTTCATCTTAGGATCCATGTCACTGCTTGACCTATTACCTTTGTAGTCTTCTGCTATCTCGAACCTGAAGTTACCCTTACCTTTCACTGCAACAAACCCCTGAACGCTATCTGTGTCCCTCATGATAGCTTTCAGAGATGTATCGAAGTGTCCTTTAGCTTGAGTCAAAGAGTCCGTTGTAGCTGCTATACGATACAGTATAGAGTCAGCGTCAATGAAACACTTATCAAACTCTGGCTTGTGTGTTGATTCAAACATATATTTTACCTTTAGTGTACGTCTGCATAGCTATTACCTATGGCACCAGAACCATCCATTATTGTAACACCAACAGACTCAGGACCTTTCTTGAATCCCTCGATGCTAATATCACGAACAGTTTCTGCATGTTCCTCAGGTGCTACCCATGCTGTCTCGTCATGGTAGAACAGAATAGGATAAGTATCCTTTAAACCTAGTTCCTTAATCTTTTTGTATTGATATACAAGTGCAGTCTTGCAGGTAATACCCTCAAGAGTTTGCAGTAAGTAGTTAAGGAGCTGGTGCTCTGAACCTACAATGATACGTCTACCATCAGCACCTGTGATAAACCCTGTGCCTACTCTTAGTTTGGCAACATTGAACTCTCGTTCTAGTTTATCTTTTAGTGCCTTTAGCATTGGAAAGTTGCCATCGAACTTAGCTCTGGCTTCTTTACCCTTCTTAGCAGACTTTATACCAGATACTGTTTCACCTAGCTTGGCATCACCAGCACCGAATAAGTATGCATACAAGAAGTTCTTTGCGAGTTTACGACTAGTCCCTACGATTTCTGCATTACGAGTGTGGAAGTCAGTTCCTTCTTTCTCATCACCCTCGACTATCATTGCAGTCATCTCAGGATCTCCTACGTAATGTGCAAGACCTCGTGCTTGGTTACCAGCAGAATCTGAACCGATAACCTTGCTTCCTTTCTCACACGTTAGTAGGGAACGTAGTTCTTTACCATAGGGGGCTCCGACACCGGGTATGTTTACTATACCACGATGTCTACATCTGAAACTAGGTGTACCTATGGTAAACATATCGCCATGTAACCTACCATCACCCCACTCTTTAACACTTTCAATCCAGCCTTCAACCATTGCCAACCTGTTACGCATCATGTAATAGTTGCCAATCATTTCACCAACTAGACCCAAGGGCTTCAGAGAGGACTCTGTTAGCTTTGGAGATTGGTTTACCCATTTCCCATTGATCTTCTTGACAGTAAAGTCATCAGGTTTCCACCCAATATCATACAGATATTTCTTTACTTCTGCCATTTGACCGAGGCGTACTTCCTTGAACTCGACTCGGGAGAACGGACCAGAAACCCATCCTTCAGATGCTTTGGTTCCAAGTTCCATATTGAACCAATCTGTGACTGACTTGTAGTACTCTCCATTCTTTTTGACAAGTTTATCTACCTCTTTAGTTCCTTTCATTACACAGACTTCACCAAGTTGTGGCTCTAGCTCATCCTCTATAGCTTCCATACGCCACTGGAGTTCTCGTCTTAGTTTCCTAGCACCACGCATATCGAATACCCAACCCTTGGCAGTTATCTCTGCATTAATGGATGCAAAGTCATGCTCCAGCTTAAGGCCCTGCATAAACAGTGGTTGGTTCTTTGCTTGTGCTCGTACTTCCTTAACGAGTCTTTCATAGACCTTGGTGTTAAGTTCAACGTCACGAATACAATACGTCAACATCTCTTTGTTGTAGTTAGTCCAATCATTGTAGTCACCCTTAGGGTACTTGAAGAACTCACCCCAACCAGCCAAACCATGCTTATGGGGTCTGACATATCGAGAGTGTTGTGACATTATCAAAGTATCCCACACCTTCTGAGAGCTCGTAGGAGCCCACTGGAGAAGCCTTTTAAGTACTGGTAGGTCATATCCTATGATGTTATGTCCAGCCAGCAGAGAGGCTTCTGAGAGCTTCTGGAGCCCTTCAGCTATCGAAGGGAGGTCTTTATCGTGGTCTGAATAAGAAAATACCTCTTTTGTTTCTATATCTTGCATCACAAGACACCAGATTGTATCTACTTGAGGTATAAGTCCGTTAGTTTCTAAGTCAAATATTAGTTTCATTTGTAGTCCTCTTTGTGAGTAGTTTAAGGACACGTACTCAGGTCATTGATTGTATTAATCTCTTTGAGATTTTCTTTAAGACTGATCACTTTTATTGGGTAGTTTGTTGAGTACCATCTAAGTTGCTCAAGAGACTGCTCCTTTTCCTCAACACCCTGAGGTGTCTTTAAGTAATCATGTAGGGCTTTCACTGGGTATCCGTAGATACCTAGGTGTGTTTCAGTAGGTTGTTCATTTCTTTTAAAACTAGTGGCGTACCCAAGGAGATCTGTGGATACTTCAACAGAACCTTCAGAGATAGGTGAACTTAACGTAAGAACTTCGTTCTCTTTTGCGTTATCTATCATACAGAGTATAGCAGATAAAGATACGTTAAGCATATCACCTTGTACATTTATAATGTAGTCGTAGTCCTCCAGAGAACCCATGCACCCAGCTATCCTTTCAGTTCCATTACGGTATTCCTCGCTAGATATTACACAATTTTTCACGAGTGTACCGACTCTTAAGCTGTCAGTGAATACGTAGGTATCTAATCCGGATCTTTCACAAGACTCGTAAACCACACGAACTAAAGGTTTTCCGTCAATAAGTGTTAATGGTTTTTCTTT